ATGAGTGAAGAGTGGAGAGAAAGTATTGTTGAAGGTGAAGATGGTAAAGAAGAATCACAAAAACTTTTTACTAGTGAAGGACCTAAAAAACCAAAAGGATGGAAACCAACTGGACCAAAATTAAAATCTGGTCAAAGACCTGGATATGCTCGTTGAGTCCACTTTCTAAACTGACACACTAGAGGGTCTTAGCACCCTCCTTTTTTGTATAATGGTCTCATACGAATCAGACCTATGACCGTCCGCCACGAAATCAAGTCCCAACTTGCCAAACTGCTTGCCACTGAGGATCTTGTGGTTGAGCATAAGAAGGTGGAGACTGCTTGCTTCAACGTTCATACTCGTGTTCTGACTCTGCCTCTATGGGAACGTGCAAGTGGAACTGTTTATGATCTGCTGGTGGGTCATGAAGTCGGACACGCTCTCTATACACCTGACGAGAATTGGTTGAAGGAACACAAGATTCCACCACAGTTTGTGAATGTAGTGGAGGATGCTCGTATTGAGAAACTAATGAAGCGTCGTTATGCTGGTCTTGCTAAGACTTTCTATAACGGATACAAAGAACTTGCCGATGAGGATTTCTTCCAAATCAAAGATGATAATCTAGAAACTTATAATCTTGCCGACCGTGCAAACCTCTGGTTCAAGGTTGGTAACTATGTTGATGTGCCCATTGAGCGTGGTGAAGAGACTGAAATCATCAACCTGATTGCGGAAACTGAAACCTTCGCTGATGTTCTAATTGCCGCAGAGGTACTTTATAATTATTGCAAACACAAGCAAGAAGAAGAAACCAAGACTCCGATGGACAATCTGGAATCTCAGGATTCTGATGCAAGTCAACAACCTGCTTCTGATTTTTCAGATCAGCAGGAGGGTGAGAATGACCAACCTCAGGAAGATACTTCTGAATCTCCTGAATCTAGTGAAACTGATCAAGAGAAGAAACCCACTTCTCAGAGTTCTGAAAAGGATGAAGAACCCGAAGTCAAGACGATGGATAATCTTGAAGAGGCACTTAAAGATCTAGTCAATAATGACGGTTATGAGAATGTTTATCTTGAACTTCCTCAGGTTGATCTGAATAAGATTATTGTTCCTAATGCAGAGATTCACGAAAAGTGTTTTTCGGAGTGGAACAACTATCTTGAAAGGAACAAATATTCTGAAAATGATATTTTTGGTGAGGTTGATAAGAAGTTTGCGGAGTTCAAGCGTTCTGCTCAAAAAGAAGTCAACTATCTAGTGAAAGAGTTTGAGTGCCGCAAGGCAGCAGATTCTTATGCACGTGCTACAACTGCTCGTACTGGTGTTCTTGATTGCTCTAAACTTCATACCTATAAGTACAACGAAGATATTTTTCGTAAAGTAACTACACTTGCCGATGGTAAAAATCACGGTCTAGTGTTTGTATTGGACTGGTCTGGTTCAATGGGTGATGTAATGGTGGATACTGTCAAGCAACTTTTCAATCTTGTTTGGTTCTGCAAAAAAGTTTCTATTCCTTTTGAAGTCTATGCTTTCACTACTGACTATCCTCTTGTGAAGTATGATGATGATGGTAAAGCAACCCTCCGTGATCTCTCCTATAAAAAGCGTGATGGTCTTATTCAAGTTGGGGAGTGGTTTTCTATGATGAATCTGATTACCAGTAAAGTGAATGGTAAGAATTTGGATATTCAAATGAAAAATATTTTTCGCCTTGCAGCATCATTCCGATATAATTCTTATGCACGTTATTCTGCTCCTCTTGGGATGAGTCTTTCTGGTACTCCTTTGAATGAGGCAATGATTTCTCTTCATCAGATTCTTCCAAAGTTTCAGAGTGAAAACAAACTTCAAAAAGTTCAGTGTGTTGTATTGAGTGATGGTGAAGGATCTATGCTCAAATATCATCGTGAGGTTCAGCGTCGCTGGGAGGAAGAACCTTTTATGGGCACAGCACATATTGGTCCTAATGCTTTTATTCGTGATCGTAAGACTGGTATGACGTATTCTTGTGATTGTGATTATCACGAGTTCACTGACATTCTTCTTCGCAATCTTCGGGATAGGTTTACTGATATTAACTTTATTGGTATTCGTGTTCTTGAATCACGTGATGCTGGTTCTTTTATTCGTCGTTATTGTGGATTCTTTGGACCTGATTATGAAAAGACAATGAGTTCTTGGAAAAAGGAGAAAGCATTCACGATTAAGAAGTCTGGGTATCACTCTTACTTCGGTCTTTCTGCCAGTGCTCTTGCTCAGGACAGTGAATTTGATGTACAAGAATCTGCAACCAAAGCACAAATCAAATCTGCTTTTGTGAAAAGTTTGAAATCCAAAAAGATGAACAAAAAAATTCTTGGTGAGTTTGTCGAGTTGGTTGCCTGATCCAATTTTCAAACTGGCACAGTGGGGGGTTTCTACCCCTCTTTTGCTTGTATAATTACTTTGTTGAAAAAAACAACCTAACTACATCATGCCTCGCAAGTCTTCTGTGAACGATCAACAACTTATTGAAAGCATCAAAGAACTTTACGGATCTGAAATCACTGCTGGAGATCTGAAAGGATTTTGTGCTTCTCGTTCTCTGAACTATCAAACTGTAACTCGTCGCCTTGAAAATTATAAAACCTCACGTGGTCGTTGGAATTTGGAAGTGACTCAACAACGTGTTGATGAGATTGAGCGTTCTTTCCAAGCACCTGCCGTTCTTCCTGCCGCCGAACAAAATCTTATTCCTGACAAAGATGATACCTTCGTCAAGTTTGGTAACTTTAATGATATTAAAAAAATTATTCAGTCCCGTATTTTTTATCCTGCATTCATTACGGGTCTTTCAGGTAATGGTAAAACGCTCTCTGTTGAGCAAGCGTGTTCTCAACTTAATCGTGAACTCATCCGTGTAAACATCACAATTGAAACTGATGAGGATGACCTGATTGGTGGTTTCCGTCTTGTGAATGGCGAAACTGTGTGGCACAATGGTCCTGTGGTCGAAGCACTTGAACGTGGTGCCGTGTTGCTGCTGGATGAGATTGACCTTGCTTCCAACAAGATCCTGTGCCTTCAATCTATTCTGGAAGGTAAGGGTTCTGATGATGGACGATTCATCGGCACCAACGTGCTCAATGAGGCATTCCTGGAACGCTTCCCTGTGACCTTTGAGCAGTCCTATCCCGCCCCTGCAACCGAGCAGAAGATCCTGGAAGGCATCGCTCTGGATCTTGGCGTGGAAGACCGCGACTTCTGCAAGCGCCTGGTGGACTGGGCAGATATCATCCGCAAGACCTTCTACGATGGTGGTATTGAGGAAATCATCAGCACCCGCCGTCTGGTTCATATCATTCGTGCTTACAGCATTTTCCAAGACAAAGCAAAGGCAATCCAAGTGTGTGTGAATCGCTTTGATGACGAAACCAAGCAAGCATTCCTTGAACTTTATGACAAGGTTGATGCTGATTTCCAACTTCCTGTTGACGAACAGCAGGCAAACTGATAGAATATAAGGAGGTCAATGTGCCTCCTTTTTACCCTTTACTATGAAACAAAATGTCAGAAAACTTTGAGAGCACTTACGAAAGTTCAATCCCTAATCAAGATTTCTGGGAGGAAGATGGTATTAGTTTAACTGGAAATCCTCATGCCTCACCAGATACAATCATCTTTGGATCACGACTTCCTGGTGGTCTTGGTGAAGATCATCTATCATTGAATATGCCTTCCACTTTTAATTTGAAAATGCCCGAAGATACAAACAAAAACGGTTTCTGGAAATACAACGAAGATAAAATTCTGAAACAACTTGAAGAATATATTGCAAGCACTTATCGCCAGCATTATGTTGATCGAACTGGTGGTGGTAAAGAACAAACTCTCGATAAGATCAAGCACAATCGCCGCGAAGGATTCTGTGCTGGTAATGTAACCAAGTATATTGATCGGTATGATACGAAAGGAACTCCCCGTGCAGATCTCTTTAAAGTTCTTCACTATACAATTCTTCTGATTAATCACCTTAATCTGATTGAAAACAAATGAAACTCCAAGATAAAACTATGAAACTTTCTGATAATACTCTTGTTATTCTTAAAAACTTTGCGGGAATCAATAATTCCATTCTTGTAAAGGAGGGTAACAAACTTCGTACTATTTCTGTTGCAAAGAACATCCTTGCAGAAGCAGACATTACGGAAGAGTTTCCTCGTGACTTTGCCATTTATGATCTGAACCAGTTTCTGAATGGTCTTGGTTTGCACCAAGATCCCGATCTTGATTTTACTGAGCAGTCTTATCTCAGCATCAAAGAGGGTAAGCGTCGGGTGAAGTATTTTTATGCTGATCCTAATGTGATTATTTCACCCCCTGATAAGGAGATTCAACTTCCTTCGGCAGACGTTTGCTTCCAACTGGATAGTACTTCTCTTGAAAAACTTGTCAAGGCAGCAGCAGTGTATCAACTGCCTGACTTGTCTGCCGTTGGTGAAAATGGTGTGATCAAACTGGTAGTCCGTGATAAGAAGAACGATACTTCTAATGAGTATGCGATTGTAGTTGGTGAGACTGATGATGAGTTTACCTTCAACTTCAAAGTGGAAAATATCAAGATTATTCCTGGCGCATATGACGTGGTTGTGTCTTCTAAACTTTTGTCACAGTTCACCAATACCAAGTACAATTTGAAGTATTATATTGCTCTGGAACCTGATTCTACCTTTGGATGAACATCTTCGTAACTTCTCCTTGGCCTGCTGAAAGTGCCATTTGTCTTCCCGACAAACACATCGTCAAGATGCCTCTGGAATGCTGCCAAATGCTTTCTATCGTTGCATCTGAGAAGTGGGGTCATAACTATGGCACTCTTCCTAAGACTGATGGCACTCCCTACCGAACTGAAAAAGGTGCGTTTCGTAATCATCCCTGTACCAAATGGGCAATGGATAGTATCCATAACGCCTATTGGTTAATTAAGTGGGGGATGAACTTATCTGATGAATATCAACTGCGATATGGAAAAGTTCATTCTTGTTATAAAACACTTGTAGATGCTTACTATCTTTTTCCAAAGGGGAAGATTACTGAAGTAACTCCATTTGCTAGGGCAATGCCTGAGGAATGGAAATTTGATGAGAGCATTGATACCTTTACTGCATATAAAAGGTATATTGCTTCTAAAACTTGGGTGAAGGATAATTACCTTCGTATGCCTGAGCGTAAACCTGATTGGATTTGATTATGAACAGTGATTTTATTTGGGTTGAGAAGTATCGACCCAAGACTATTGAAGATTGCATTCTTCCAGAAAGTACAAAGAAAACGTTTCAGGAGTTTCTAAATAGGGGTGAAATTCCGAATATGCTTCTTGCTGGTCCTCCTGGTATCGGTAAGACAACAGTTGCAAAAGCACTCTGCAATGAACTTGGAGTAGATGTATATGTCATTAATGGATCCGACGAAGGTAGATTCCTCGATACTGTCCGAAACAATGCGAAGAACTTCGCTTCGACCGTCTCACTTTCGTCAGATGCTAAACACAAAGTTGTTATCATTGATGAGGCAGACAACACAGGAAACGACGTACAACTCCTCCTACGGGCGTTTATTGAGGAATTTGCTGGTAATTGCCGTTTCATCTTTACCTGCAACTACAAAAACAAAATCATTGAACCCCTACATTCCCGTTGCGCCGTCATCGACTTTGGGATTAAAGGAAAAGAAAAAACAGCATTGGCAGGATCCTTTTTCAAGCGTCTCCAAAATATCTTGGATGCAGAAGGTGTCAAGTATGATCCGAAAGTCCTTGCAGAACTTATCAATAAACACTTCCCAGATTGGCGACGAGTCCTCAATGAATGTCAAAGGTATTCGGTGGGGGGAGAGATTGACTCGGGTATTCTTGCATCTTTCTCAGACATCGCTGTAAATGATCTTCTCAAAAATCTTAAAGAGAAAAACTTCCCAGAAGTTCGAAAGTGGGTGGTATCTAACTTGGATAATGATACTACTGTATTGTTGCGTCGCATTTACGACTCTCTTTACAGTTCTCTCGAAAACAATAGCATTCCTGCTGCTGTTTTGGTGCTTGCTAAGTATCAGTATCAATCGGCATTTGTTGCAGATCAAGAAATCAATATGCTTGCCTGTCTAACTGAGATTATGGTGGAGTGTGAATTCAAATGAGTAAAAAGCATCAAGTAAAAGCAAAGTGGTACTATATTTTTTGGGGTCTGATGGCAGTTGCCGTAGTTGGCGGACAAATTTACGTTGGAACTGGATATCGTGAAATGGCACAAGCAACTAAAAATACTGAAATTTCTGTAAGGTGTATCTACGATGGGACTACTAAAAATCAATAAAGCAAATCTTGTCGAACATCCAGTAAAGACAACTCCTGAGAATGTGAGAGAGGCGAATGAAGGTCTATTTCGTGCAAAAATGACTCTTCCCGCTGCCGCAAAGCATTGTGGTATGACCCAAAAAGAAATGAAACTTACTTTTTTTGAGTATTTGAAGTATCATCCAAAAGATTATGAAAGCAATGATTGATTTTACAAAGATTGATTTGCCGCGAATTGCTAGAATTTTATCCACAGTTTCTACACCAACTGAAAATATCCAATACTTTGATGTTGGTAGAATGGTTGAAAAAATTTATGAGAGGTGTAGTAACGGTTTACTTGTCCGAAAAAATAGTATTGGGTTTGACATTGTTGATGCAAATGGTGTTACTTATGAAAGTAAAAAAGTTACATTTGCAAATAAAGAAAAACGTTCTGTAAGAGATACAATTGTTTTAAACAAGTGGGGTAATACTGATGTGAATAACTTTTCTCCAGCTGATTATTATATCTTTACTGATCCTAAATTATTGAGAGCTTGTTGCGTTCCTGGCAGTATGTTATATAATATTAGAAGATCTTCAAAAGGCAGCAATATTATCGCCAATTGTAATCCACAACCAGAACATTTTTTTCTAGATGGTGGAGAACGTATTAATCGGGATTACTTTGAAGAAAAGGAAATCTTTGTTAACAACTTTATTGATAGTATAAAATGAAATCTTTGAAAACTCCTCTTCGTTATCCTGGTGGAAAGTCCCGTGCTTGCGAAAAGATGGGACCTTACTTTCCAGATCTTAGTAACTACCAAGAATTTCGTGAACCATTTCTTGGTGGCGGAAGTGTTGCGATTTATATCACCAAGAAATATCCTAACCTAGATATTTGGGTAAATGACCTTTATGAACCGCTTGTAAACTTCTGGCAACAACTTCAGATGTTTGGTACTGATCTTAAAGATAAACTGGTGGATTTGAAGACATCACATAATACTCCAGATTTAGCAAGAGAACTTTTTCTTCACTCAAAGGGGCAGATCAATGACCAAAGTTTGCCTAGCATTTATCGTGCTGTGGCTTTCTATGTTGTCAATAAGTGCAGTTTCTCTGGTCTCACAGAGAGTTCATCATTTTCAGAACAAGCATCCAACTCCAATTTCAGTTTGCGCGGGATCGAAAAACTGCCTGCGTATTCTAAACTGATTGAAAAGTGGCGTATAACTAATTACTCCTATGATTATCTGATGGATGGAAACAAAGGTGCTTTTATGTATCTCGATCCTCCTTATGATATTAAGGATAATCTCTATGGGCGCAAGGGATCAATGCACAAAGGATTTGATCACGATAAGTTTGCTACCGATTGTGATACTAATAATATGGATCAATTGGTAAGTTATAACTCTGATCAACTTGTAAAGGATCGCTTTAAGAACTGGAATGCCGCAGAGTTTGATCTAACTTATACGATGCGTTCAGTTGGTGAATATATGCGTGAGCAAAAACAACGTAAAGAACTCTTGCTTTTTAATTATGGAATTGAAGGACTGGTTAAACTCGATCAATCAAACGAAGAATCATCTGATTGATGAGGATCCTTCTATTGAGAAGGAATATGCTCCTTATATTATCAATCGCTGTCTATCTGGACACATTGATTGTGTGATGTATGCTAATGAAATGAATCGATATCATTTCCTTCCAAAGAAGTTGCAGTATGATTTTTTTATAAATAGTCTGAGGAAAAAGAAGAGATTTTCTCCCTGGCTCCGACAAGATAAAATCAAAGATCTTGATTATGTCAAACGTTATTATGGTTATAGTA